ATAGAAAAAGTTGCTAGAGTGCCGCTCAGGATAGAGGCGACGTAAGTGGGATCCATCTTTTCCATCCAACCTGCATAACTAGCAGTCAAGAGTCCGGCGGACCAGACGAGGACGACGAATTTGATGAACCCTTCCGTTTTGTTATTTTTGTCCATGCTTGTTTAAGAATGGGCTTCATTACAGTTACAGTATGTTTAAATACTGCTGTTGCTGTAAGGGTGGCTGCAACAGACACGGTGGCAGTAGTACCAGCCGTGACAAGTATTTCGTTAGACGGTAGAGGCATAGTTACATCCGTAAATGGTATGTCTACCTGCCGTGTATCCTGTGGTATATCCGGTAACTTGACCGGAGGAGGTTTAGGTTTTGGTTTTTCTTTGTCGGATTCTGTTGTTCCTTTGACTCCCGGAGGTGGCCGAAGGTCGCTAGGAGGCACCACAAGCGGCTTGTATGAGGGCAAATCCGCTCGTGGGACATCTAGTACCGGACGGGGTAAAACAACGGGCTCAGGGAGCCTTAGAGACGGTAGTACCGGTGGCTCACCTAGATCCATTATTTGTTAGGAAAAAGTCCGTTACGGATAAACTCAACAGCCTTGTCATCGACATCGTTGTCGGTAGACTCAGCCAGTTTGGTCAGCATGTCTACGATAAGCAGTTTAACTTTGTCAGACTGCAGAAAGGAAAACAGGATTGGACGGATAAGGGTGATCATAATCATTCAGCGGGAAGGACAGCAGTACCAGCAGTAATAGCAGCGTTCAAAGGTGCAAGATCCTGAGCATCAGTCCAGAAATCCTTAGCAACCATAATTTCAAGGTGCTCAACGTTACGACGAACAGTGTCAACCTGTTCATCATCACGCTCAGACAGAGCAACCAGTTCGTTAATCAGAGTAACGCTATCGCCAGCAGCAGAGTAGTGTTGAGCGATTTCTTGAGCAGTAATTTCTTCAGGCATGATAAATAATTGGATGTGTAAAAAAAAAGCCCAGACTAGCTGGGCATTAAATTATGCAGATTCGAGAGCTGCAATACGTGCTTCGAGAGCAGTGTTTTTGGCAGACAGTTCTTGCACCGCGTTAACAAGGTGCCAGATAATTTCATCAGCGCCAGTAACCGCAAGTGTTCCGTTGTCTCGTGTTGTCACCCAGCTAGGTCGGACTTGCTGTAGTTCTTGAGCAATGACACCAACTTGCGTGCCAGTTTTATTCACCGCATCTGTAACAGGAACTTCTCCAGCAGATTCAATCTCTTCAGCAGTCTTGTACTCAAAGTTCTTGACAGCAATCTGATTGATCAGGGAAAGACCTTCGTTGTTGTCAACGATGTTTTTCTTGATGCGTTGGTCAGATGTTGTGGACCAAGTAGTCGTGTTGCCACCGTGGTAAACACCTGAGTCGGAAGATACAAAAAATGTTCTCGTACCTTTACCAGTAATTGCATAACCAACAACAACTTCCTGTTCACCACCAGAACTACTAGGAATACACTCGTGGCCGATAGTGATATTTCGATTACCGGTTGTGATGTTGTATCCAGCACGTTGTCCTAAGCAAACGTTGTGTGTACCTGTTGTAATTTGATAACCTGCGAGCCTGCCTAAGCCATTATTGTAATTACCAGTCGTAACTTTTTCAAGTGCATCACTACCAACAGCAGTATTTTGTACGGCCGTACATGCACTTAAAGCGTTCCTACCGATTGCAGTGTTGTGATCGCCATTAGCGTTTGTATTTAAAGCTTCTTGACCAACAGCGGTGTTATATTGACCAGTTAAGTTGTAAACGCCGGCGTTCTCACCTACAGCCACATTGTAATTACCAGTGGTGTTGCTAGCCAGAGCGTTATAGCCTACCGCAGTATTTTCATCGCCCGTTGTATTGTCATAAAGAGCATCAGTACCACAAGCAGTGTTTTTCGTACCTGTTGTGTTGTCTGTAAGGGCTCTATAGCCAAGAGCAGTATTGTTGCCTGCAGTTGTATTTGCATCGAGAGCTGCGTACCCTATAGCCGTGTTACTTGTGCCGGTTGTGTTTGCACCCAGTGAGTTATAGCCAACAGCAGTGTTGTTATCAGCTGTTGTGTTAAAACCTAGCGCGTCTTTTCCGAGCGCAACATTTTGGCTGCCAGTGGTGTTGTAATACATTGTGTTGTATCCCACAGCCACGTTGTTGACTCCCGTGGTGTTAAGAGCCATTACAGCGCGACCAACACCTGTATTATATCCGCCAGTTGTAGTGTTAGTTAGGGCTTGACTGCCAACCGCCGTGTTGTAATTAGCTGTTGTATTGTCTTCAAGAGATTTTGAGCCGACAGCTACGTTTTCCGTGCCAGTGGTGTTTCGGTGCAGACCAAAATAACCAACGGCAGTGTTGTTATGGGCTGTTGTATTAGTTCTTAGAGTTCCGCGACCAATTCCAACGTTATTGGTTCCTGTTGTGTTTGCTTGAAGAGCGTAGTACCCAAACGCATCAACGTCGTTTGTAGTAGTATTCTCGGCAGCATATGCACCAAAAGCAGTATTTCGCGTGCCACTAACGCACGAACCTAAAGCGTGATAACCTCCCGCTGAGTTGTTATCACCCGTGGTGTTGTGATCTAGGCACTGTGCTCCAACCGCTGTATTTTCTGAGCCTGTAGTATTTGAGGCTAGAGCTGATCTGCCTACAGCAGTGTTGTTGCTTGAGGTTGTGTTATCAGTAAGCGCTTGTTCTCCAATAGCTGTGTTGCGGATACCTGTTGTGTTTGTATCAAGAGCAAACGCGCCAACAGCAGTATTCTGATAGCCTGTTGTATCTGCATTTAACGCTGTAGATCCAACGGCAGTATTAGATGATCCAGTAGAAGCAGAAAGAGTAAAATAACCAATAGCGGTACTGTTGCTTGCGTCGGTATTTGCATCTAATGCAAATGAACCAACAGCAGTGTTTTGCGTGCCAGTGGTGTTTGAGTATAGAGCAGATCTTCCTACTGCAGTGTTGTTATCTGCCGTTGTATTTTCATACAGAGCAAGATAACCTATGGCGGTATTGGAATCTCCTGTTTGGTTGCCATCCAAGGCATTTGCGCCCATGGCAGTGTTGGAATGACCAGTGGTGTTTTGCTCTAATGCTCCATAGCCAACAGCAGTGTTGTCGTTTGCCGTCGTATTTGAATCAAGAGCAGTTCCACCGACAGCCGTGTTCCGTGTGCCAGTAGTGTTTAGCTTAAGTGTTTCTCGTCCAACAGCAGTGTTGTCACTGGCCGTACTGTTATCACGCAGAGAGCCCATGCCAACAGCAGTGTTGGATGATCCAGTGGTATTTGAGGTTAAAGAGTGATAACCGACAGCAGTATTCTCTGAAGCAGTAGTATTTGCATCAAGAGTGTCATGTCCAATAGCAGTATTCTGTGCACCAGTAGTATTCGACTGAAGCGCATCCGCTCCAAGAGCAGTGTTGCTAGCACCCGTTGTATTTCCGTAAAGACAGCTGCGGCCAACAGCAGTATTGTTATCAGCCGTTGTATTAGTTCTTAGAGAGTTAATTCCAACTGCGGTATTATTAGTGCCTGTGCTGTTGTCACTAAGGCTAAAGAATCCAACAGCAGTATTTGAGCTTGCGGTAGTATTTGCATCAAGTGCGCCCGAGCCGATAGCGGTGTTGTTGGCTCCAGTGGTGTTTGCAGTAAGAGCTTCCTTGCCAACCGCAACGTTCAATGAGCCCGTGCTGGTTTGCCTCAAAGCATCTGCACCTACCGCTGTATTGTTATCTGCAGTGCAAGTTTCAAGAGCAGAATCGCCAACAGCAGTGTTATTAGAGCCTGATATGTTGACAGCAAGCGCGTCAAAGCCGACGGCTACGTTGTCATTTCCCGTAGTCAATGTTTGAAGAGCTTCTGTACCAACAGCAACGTTGTTATCACCTGTAGTAAGAGCAGCCAGCGTTTGAGCCCCAACTGCAGTATTTCTGAAACCTTCTGTACAAGCGGTGAGGGCTTCGTCACCAATAGCGGTGTTGTTGTTGCCCGTTGTATTTGCGTCTAGTGCGTTGTTGCCGACAACCGTGTTGGTTGCAACATTACCTAATCCACGACCAATACTAACGCCGTTGATTTCTGAGTTTGCACTTGCAGTTACTGAACCGGTAATGTCAATGTTACCAGTACCATCAATGTTGTTGTTGTTAAGATCAAGGTTACCACCAAGTTGTGGAGTTGTGTCTTCTACAACTTCGTCAATACCACCAATCTGGGTATCAACGTATGCTTTAGTTGCAGCGTCTTGTGCAGCAGTTGGATTGGTAACATTGATAATTTTACTAGAGCTAACGTTTACAGCGCCAGTACCATGGGGATTAAGGACAATGTTTTCATTACTAGAATCAGTAACGATTTCTTGACCATTAACATCCAAATTACCGCCAAGCTGCGGTGTTAGGTCAGACAGCAGGTTAAACGCAATAGAACCTTCAGGAATAGTAACAAAACCAAGCTGTTGGTCTACTTCAAAAATCGGGTCAGTGCTTTGGTTACCGCCAATCTTAAACTTACCGTTGTGGTCAGTGATAGCAGTCCAAACCTTACCGTTGTTAAGTTCAGTAATCTGTTTGGTTTCGTCTGGTACACCGCCGTTTTCAGGCAATGCATCGTAGTCCATACCACTACCAGCGTATTCCATCGTGTGACCGCTAGAAGCAATCATAGAACGAAGGAAGAACGACACGGCAGCGTTGTCAGCTACAGCACCATTAAGCCCAAGGTTAGTACTACGGTTGTTAGGGTCTGGACGGCTAATAGTGACCCTGTGCCCGCCAGTAATAACAGTAGACGACAGGATAGGATAAGTAACACTGTTGACAGTTACCAGCATGTTGCTGCCTGGCTTAGTGTCATCACCGAACCAACCTGAGCCTGCAGTAACGTTATCGATGTCAAACGTTATATCGCCACTAGAAGCTGCACCGTTGACTGTTGCAGTAAAGATAGCAGTAGTAGACTTACCATCAGCAACCAATGCCCTTTCACCAAAGTCAGTGGTAGAAGCAGCCAGGTTGGCTTGACCACCATTCAGTGCTTTGATGTGATATTTGTTAAAGAAGGCATAGCTAGACGTACATTGTGCATAACCATTGTTTGTGACAAGGATGCCAGGTCCGTTAAGACCAACGTGGGTATAGCTGTCTGCAACCATCGACCGCAAAGGACTTGTAGTCTTAGGTGCAGAACCATCAATTAACATACCGCCGCCGGTAGGAGCGTTGGTAAGGTCACCAGCAGAACCGCCGCGAGGACGGTGAGACCGCAGATCGCTGTTGTCAATCTGGCTGTCAGAGAAGTTAGTGCAGTTTTGAACGTATGGAGACTTAGTAATAAATGCGTTGTTATAGAACGCAAAGTTCCAACCTTGCCTTACAGGTAGATCGGAATCAAGAGTATTCGTACCTGAACTACTGGCTTGCATACCGGTAAGAGTCAGGTTCTGTACAAACGAACCACTGTTTAGCTCAAACAAAGCATGGTTGCCATCTGCGTGATCACCCTGTGTTGCAACAGTAGGGTGCACAAGGCAGCTACGCAGCGCCATACCAATGATGGACACGTTGCGTCGTTTGATCTGGATAGGGGCAACCTCTTGATAAGTTCCTGCAGACACGATCACAGTCATGCCGTCACCATTACCAGTGACTTCAAGCTCGAAACCAGAACCACCACCACCACCGAGGTTAGAGTCAGCAGCAGACAAGATGTCACCGATTTGATACTCTTGCAGTGTAGAGGCAGAAATACTACCTACAGAACTAACTGCATTATTAGCCACAGTAATTGTAGCGGTCAGACCAGATCCAGTCGTACCGCCGGTAAGAGGCACGTTGTTGTAGGTACCATTCGTGTAACCAGAACCTGCAGTTTTGATAGATGTATCAATATCTGCGTTAATATCGTCAATAGCTGCTTTAATGGTAGCCTTAGGACCGCTGATGCGGTGACCTGTCTTAGAATCGTCACCACCAGTTTTGTCAACATAGATGACTTTATCTTGGGTACGGAAAGAACCACCAGATGCAACGTCTAGCCAGGCTGAGCCGTTCCAGATTTTTAGGGTCTGATCGTCGTCGTTTTGCAGCCAAGTTTTACCAACCTGATAACTACCAGATGGAGTGCTAGTTTGGACTAACGTGTCAAAACGTCTAGCAGCAGCACTTGAAGTAAAGATGCTATCATCATTAGTTGTAGGACCTGCGTTCTGCTCAGCTAATGTAATAATATCATCAGCTTTAATACGATCAAGGTCAATGTTGGCAAGACCCAGAGTAATTGTACCATCACCATCGTCAGTAACAGTGATACCGGTATTGTCGGTAGCAATGTCACCAGTAATAGCATCATCGATCATGTCATCGATTTTTGCCGTAGTAGCGATGGTCGTATTGTTGTTAGGGTTTGACTCGCCCGAAATAATGATGTCCGTATTTTTAATACGATCCAAGTCAACAGAGTTAGCACCAATACCGAGTGTAACCTGACCACCAGAAGTGGATTTAGTAAGACCTGTGCTATCTACAAGGACATCGCCTTGGATAGCTGTGTCAATTTTACTGTCAACACGGTTGTCAATAGACGCCGTAGTAGCAATAGTAGTATCGTTGTCAGGCCAAGATTCACTACTTACAATGGTTTCAGTACCATCATCAAAGTAGTTGTCCTCTAGGTATTTTTTAGTAACAGCATCTTGATTATTAACAGGATCAGCCATATCGGTGATCCGGTTGCTGTTCATGTCAACGTTAGTGTCGAACTCACCAGAAGTTTTAGTTACAAACTGGTCTTCAATTTCCTGTGCAGAGTATAGTACCTGCAGGAAGTCATCATTAAGGTCCTGAGCACGGATGGCAGAGCCCGCAAAAAATTCATTGCGAACTCCACTATCAATGTCCGTATCCCTAAAGATCCTTACGTTGTTTACACCAGTAGGAGGTGCAGTAGTAAACGTAATCTCAGTAAGAGTCGAAAACGTGTAATCAGTGTCTTGAGTTTTTAAGGTACCTCCGACAGAAACTTTAACGTCGGATTCCTCTAGATATTCAAATGGAATTGTAAAAGTGACGTCAGAGTTGTCACCATTGTAAAATACTTCAGTTGTAGCCATTACACATTTTAGATGTCAAAGGTTACGGGTGGTTATTTGTTAGTCATGGTTTGTACGTCAAACCTGGGTGCTTGACCCATACGTTGATCCACTACGTTTCTACCAGCTTGGTAAATACGTTCTTGCAGATCATCCTGCATTTCTTGCGGCAACCGAAGTTCTGCAAGTTTCTTAGCCTGACGTGCAGCCGCGTCAATGTTAATGTAGAGGTTGTCGAACACCTTTTCGTCGATGTCTTTACCATCACGCAGTCGAAGACCGTGGATAGTATCGACCCACTGATCGGCGTCGTAAATCTTCATGTAGTGAGCAATACGGTCTCTAAAGTAACCATCCTCACCCATAATTTCAAACAGCTTAGCCTTTTCGTCAGCCGTGTACTTAACACCGTTTTCAGCCACGTTAAACACGGGACGGGTGTCGTACTCAATCTTCATAAGGAAGTCAGCCTCAGGACGGTCTTTGCCTTCATAGATCTTCTGTGGCATGACAGCGTTCCAGGCACGAATCCATGGGTTTTCTGCATAGCCAACTTTGTCACCGTAAAGCCAGTCTTTAAGTTGAGGCAGTGCACCCTCAGGATCAATGATGTCTGCTACACCGTTTTTGTTACGGATGTGGGCACCAAGTTCGTTTTCCACTACCCGCATACCGGGAGCGATGATTCTACCAAGGTCACGTCGCACACCATGAAGCGGTGCCATAGGACTAATAAAGTTAGCAGCCCAGCGAGTCCGAGCACCACCGTCGCCACGAAGGACGTCGAACATAGGTTCAAGACCAGCAAACATATCACGGCTAGTCAACGAAGCAGCTAGCACAAAGCTGGCTTTTTCAAGGAACTGGTCCGGCTCACTGACGCTAGTAAAGTTATCCATAACGTCAACAGTAAATGCCATCCAGTCACCAACAGGACCAAGCCAGTCGTAGCTGTGCCAGTTACCATCATCATCCATAAATGTTTTCTTTTGGTATTCACCTGCTTCTGCACGAACGCTTTGACGGCCTGGGTCAAAGTGACCGTTACCGCGAATCCTACCTTGTAGGAACATACCAAAGGCAGCCATAATAGCAGCGGTACCAATAGCTTTCTTACCACGCAGTTCTGCACGAAGACCGTCAAACTCAGCTTGTGTAGGCTTGAGACCACGAGGCTTCATAAGCTTTTCAAGCTCGTCTGCGGTAAACCCTTCCATCGGTGTGTTAAATACAATCTTTCTGTAATCATCCATAAAAGCGGTGATTGGACTGTATGTACCGAAAGTAGAAATAACGTTAGCACTGGTCTTAGGGAACAGCACAAACGGTTTCATCCAAGGGTTTTTCTTAATAAGATTGGTAAACGCTCGGACACGCGGAGTGTCAAGGTTAAGTGCAATCTCAGAAGTTGCGTAGTCAACGTAGTCATTTTTGATCAGACCCTTAGTGTCAAACATGGAGTCGTAATACTCCTTTGACTTAGCCTTAAAGGCTTCGGGTGTCATCTCAAGACCTTCGTCGATAAAGTCGTCGTAAGCCAGCATACGGGCTCGACCGTTAGCCATAACAGCACGGGTAAATCCGTCAAACCCTGACATGGCGTTAGCACCAAACCTGAGAACAGGATTATTACCAACAGCTTCTAAGGTTTCTACAATCTCTAGCAAGGCAGCTGGACCATCTTCACCACGCTTAGATGCTGCATCAGCATAAGCCCGGAGAAGATCCATTGATTCTGAATTACGCACCGCCAGGTCGTCACGGACCATATAGCTTACGCTGTTCGGATCCTTAGACGCCATGGTAAATACTTTGCCCATGTGCTTAGTGCCTTTGACAAAAGAATCAAGGACACCAGCGTAGGCAGCAAAACCACGTTTAACTTGACGAATATCACCACTAATAAGTGCACCACCAAGGTGGGCAACTGGCTTAGCAATCATACCGCCAACGTTACCAAACAACGCCTTAAATGGCGTGCTAACTGACGTAAGGATAGCGTTGTAATAGTTAGAGTACAAACCCTGAACAATAGCGTTAGGAATGTCAGGATGTTGGTCGTACACTGCTTTTTGAATAGCAGGCAGACTTTCTTTGATGTACAGGTTAAGTTTACCCATAGTGTTGATGTCACCATCGGAAAACTCATAGGCAAGCCTAAGGGGATCAAAGAACTCAGGACGTTCTTCTGCAACAGCCTTGAGCGTCTGCACAAACTTCTGTGCCTCTGCTGCTTGTTCAGCAGCTAGGTCGTCAGCGGTCTTAGTAGCTTCACGGGCTGCATCTGCAATAGCCTCAACGCTGTTAGGGTTGCGCTTCCAGGTGTTAAGGAAGTTTAGCTTTTGACCACGCATGGTTTTAGCCAAACCAGTTTCCATAAGGAGATAGCCTAGCCGGTCAAAGATACGCTCTTGCGCTTGTTTGACTGCAAGGGTACCTTCCATATTACGTGCCTGCTCAGCAATGTCGGAAACCTGACCAGCCAAAGAAGTTGTCAAATATGCTTGTGCTTTTTCAGCATCCATATTGACATAATCATCAAGGTATTTCTTGATCGCCTTCATACCAGCGTTAACACCTTCGTCAGTCAAGACAGCAGTTTTTTGACCAAGCCGTGTGTATTCTTCTTTAAACTCATCAAGCATAAGCTTGAGCCAACCAGGGTCAGCCTGTGGATCAGAAAGCAACTCAGCTAGACGTGTACCAGCTTCGTCAATCTCTCTAAATCCAATCTTAGCTCCGTCTGGCAGGAAAGCGTCATACTCACCAGCTTTACGGATCTGTTCTTTAACTGCGTCAACAATAGACCGTTTAGGCAGCTGATCTGCTTCTAGTCCATATTTAAGTGCAGCTTCAGAAACTAGGCTACGTAGTCTGCCGTGTACAGTACCTTGATTGTTAGCAATACGTACGGCGTCCACACCAGCCCCTACAACGCCCATGTCGTCCACGGTACGTGTACCAACCTCATCAGGATGGAAAACGTCGTGTACGCCTTTTGTGGCTTCTTCTGGAGCAGGGTTCTTAGACAGTGCAAGCTCACCGATTTCATTCAAAGATTCTTCTGTTTTAGCAACAGCAGCTTCCATGTTATCCATGAACGCTTGAGGATCTACATCCTCTTCAGCCCGTGCAAACGCTTTGGCTGCAGACTCATCTTTAAATACGTAATCAGTTACGCTACGTGTACCACGAATAGCACGGACAAGCTTAACACTTGCCTCTAACCAACTGGTGGTAAAGCCCAGCATAACGCCTTCGTTACGGTTCTTTGTAGCCCACACGTCAGGTGACTCACCATCAAGGGTAGCCCAGTCGCTAGGAATCCAGCGATAGGTCATAGGCCAAGACTTTTTAAGCCAGCCAGCAAGGTTGTCGTCAACAGCGTTAAGCTTGTTAGTAGCGTCAACATAGGCACCGACACTTGTATCAATGCCTAACTCTGCCATCCAACTGCCAGCACGTGAGGTCTTAGGAAAACGAGTAGAAATAGCTGTAGCAGGTTTTGATGCGGCAAGAGTGCCTACAGTTTGTTTACCTGCTTGACGCAACATCAGGAATGGTAAGATAAAAGAGCTTAGCTCACGGATGCTTTGTGCAACCTCGTTCTCGTACTTAGGTGCTCTACGGAAATTAACACCAGGAATCTTATTAAACTCGTCGTTGAAATAATCGTTAAGACCTGCACCTGGTGCCGAAAGAATGTCAGCAGTAGTATCTAAAAACCCTCTAGATTCATTCAACCCACTTTTAGAAAGCGGGTCTTTCATGTACATCTCTTCAGCAAGCAACTCCTGTTCTGTTTTACCAGCAGGCTTTGCTTCTGTTACTTGTGCTACTTCAGGTTCTGCTACCTCGACTTCTGGGTACAGTTCCGACAGTTTGTCAGAAACAGCATCAACGTCCAGCTCTACCTCTTGATCTTCAACTTCTTCAAGATCAACAGGTGCAACATCTGTTTCTTCTGTTTCTTCTGGGTTTGCCAAAGCCTCAGTAAGGTCTGGCATTGTAATTTCAGTTAATGGATCGTAGTTCATTGATTACCTCTCATAAGATCACGAGTAGCAATCAGTGCTTCTCTAACTCTTTCTCTAGTAATTTTGGCTTTGTTTACACCATCTTTGTAATAGCTTTCACCATTACGATATTCAATAGAAGCAAACTCCATTGACATTTGATCGATAGCGGTTTCTACATCAGCACTCCTGCCTTGCAAGAAATCAGCAACAGCTTCTCTGCCAGGTTTATTCAGCAAAGTTGCCATAAACATTTTTTCTTGGTTTTCAGGTGTAAACTTGGCGTCAGCTGGAAGCCCTGCCAAATCTGCTGCTTTTTCTGGGTAAAGGAATTGGAACGTACCGACTGCTACTGAAGCTCGTCCGTCAGCTAGTTTTCCTTTTTGGAATTCTACTAGCTCGGTACGGATCTCCATGTCAAGCATTTCTGGATAGCTTTCTCCTGGGAACATAGAATCATACTGACCCTCTCCCTCAGTAACCAGTGTGCTGATTGGATTCTTAACTGGTTGAGTGCTAGGACGGTTTGGTGTAGTAGGCTGTACAACAGCTTGGAACGCTGAACGAACAGGCATTTCTACTACAGGATCATATTTTCCAGGGTTGGTGTAAAGCCCTCTACCTTTCAAGCCAACCAGGTCGGCCATCATCTGACGTTTTTGTGAAGTAGTAGCAGCACGTTGCAAGAACGCAGGAGCTTGCGGCACCTCACCTGGTTGTAAATCACCGTAGCCCTGAGCTGCAGCAATAGCAATTTGCATAGGGTTTTGGATTACACGTTTACCTGCAGCTTGGTTTATTTTTGTTTGCAAGCTAGTAAGTACAGGATCAATTTGACCAGTTGCTGAAAAGTTTGCTATAGCATCTGTTACGGCTTCACGTGACATAGACAGCTGTGGTTGTGCTGCAATTTGAGTCAGCACACCTTTTTGAGTTTTAGCTCCAGACGTAATAGTACGTACGTTGCTGTTTTGTGTAACCTCAGCTTGGTCTACAGCAGGTACTGGAAAGTTATCAAAATTACCGTTTTTAGGGTTAACGTAGTACTGATGTTTATCGTCTATGCTATCAGTCCGCCACTGTGACAGAGCTACATCTCTTGCTTGCTCAGCAATAGCACTTGCAGTCAACTGGTCTTTAGGATCTAATTGACCGTTTTTAGCTATTAACTCAGCATATTTGGCGTCATAAATACGTTGGTAATGTGCACCGACTTGTATAGCATTACCTTTTAGGTCACCTCTAGGATCGACCATTGTACCTTTTGTAGCTCCACCAATAGTGTCAGTAATCTGTTTTAGGTTAATTTTGTACTCAGGTGTTTCTTTACGTGCTACTTGTTCATCTACCTTTTTCTGGTACTCAGGTCCGACGACCTTGTGGTTATAATAATCTGCGGTTGTACTGGCGGTACCAGTAGCCAAAGCAATCTCTGCTTGCTCACGTAATTGATTTAGCTCTTCAGCACCATAAGATCCAATACGAATCTGTTGGTCAATAACCTTTAACATGTCATTGGCATCAATACCCAGTTCTGCGGCTCGCTGCCTAACAGTTGTCTTGAAGGCAACAAAGTCAGAGACAGACTTAGGATCGTCAGGGTTAGGTGCACCAAACTCAGCAATAGCAAACTTAAGGTCTTGTGTATCTGCCTTTAGTTGGTTAGTTAGATATACACGACGCTTGTCACGATACGTACGCATCAACAACCGGGCTTGCAGAGGAGCACGTTCCATAAAGGTCTTGCCGTCTGCAAACTGAGCGTTTTCAATAAACTCACCAATAGGAAACTCAGCGCCGTTTTCTGCAGCAGTACCGATGTCGCTAATCAACCTTTTGTAAAACTCAGCAGGAGTATTGATAAGGTTTACACCTTTCTTATCGTACATACTGGCAGCTTTGACTTGGAACTCACCAAGCGATGCCAAGTTACCACTTTTAAATTCGTCAAACATATTTGTGTAACCAGCGTTAAACCTGGTAGTACCATCGTTAGCTCTGGTGTTACGTGAATATGCTCGAACAATGCCAGCGTCAGTTTTAAAAGCTGGCTCCATTTCTTTTTGAATCAAGTCGTTATTTGTATCAGCTAGATACTCGTGCCCCATAAATGCAGTACGCAAATGAGACATAACTTGTTTAAATTGATAGTCTGGCAGGTTTTTTTGGTTAATAGCTACTTCTACTAGCTGACCTTCCTCGTTCTCTACCATTACTGTAGAGTCGTTTGTTTCAAGCTGTGTCTTCATCCAGTCAGGATACACGTTTGTAAACATGTGACCAGCAAGGCGTCTGCGTAGTCTAATTTCTCCATGATTAGTGATGTTTAAGAAACCACGTACAGCATCGTAATTTCCTGTTTTTGCTACCTCTGCGTTTGCAGCATCTACAACACCCTCTTTCTTTTTTTGTATTTGTTCGAGAGCAAGTAGTTCACCGTTTTCACCAATTAACCCGTCACGACGCATTTGGAAGTACCGGTCATCGGCACGTGCCATCTGAATAGCAACGTCTGTTTTTTGCAGCTCAATAGCAGTGTTAACAGCTTTAGGAACCAACTCAGCAAACTGTTCTAAGAACGAACGATCTTGCATACCGTAGTCTGCTTGAGCGTTAGCCTTACCGCTTTGCGCTAGGTTGGCAAAGCTTTGTTGGATAATAGATAGGTTCTGTTGAAGTTGCGGGTTAGGATCAGGAAGCTTAAGTGGATCAAACGCTTGCGATTGAGCAGATGCCTGAAACTGAACCTCAGAAAGTTCTGGTAGTTTCATAGTTATCCCGTAGGATTATCTTTTTGGTAAGAATTTAGATTTAGGGTTAAACGCCATGTCTGCTTGTTTATACACACCCAAACCAGTTTGGATGCCACCCATGATCTTCATAGCAGTGTTAAAGAAACCACCACCACTTTGAATAGGTGCATTGTATCCACGTGCCTCCATCTCAGCAATAGGTGCACCACCGATAATAGGTTGAGACGTAGCAAGGTTAGCCTGCTCTAGTGAGCCAGAAATACCGCCGATGTTACGACCGTATTGACGTTGAGCACTTGCGATACTTTCGACAAACTTAGCATTGTTACGACCGTAGTCGCCAAGAGTTTTGATAGCTCGGGCTCTGTCTGCGCTTTTCCCGTAGGATTCAGTTGCAGCAGCATAGCCTTCGGCTTCATCTAGTTGACGTAGCAAGCCTTCCTTCTGGAAAGCAAACGACATCATCTGTTCTGCAAACTTGGCTTGTTCGGTTTGGAACGAAGCATTAGCAGCAGCATAGTTTTCGTCAAATTGTTTGTAGACTTGTTGTACCGTACGTTCGTATGCACGTGCACGGTAGTCATTCATTATCTCTGTCTTCCGACGAGATAGTGTGTTTTGGTATGCTTGAGCGCCGATTTGTGCGGAGTTATCTTTACGTCCGCCAAACATAGACATCACGCCGGATGCAATACCAAGTGCAGCTCCGATTGCCATTAGGGTCTAGTCCAATAAAATTCCTTTAGATGTTCGTTGACAAACCAGTCAGGATGCCATCGTCGCCAACGTGAAAACGTTTTCCATTGTTTTTCAGGGTCAGCACTTGTACAATCTATAAAGATCGTATCTCCTGCTGGTATCAACCAACGTAATCTAAGGACCTCATTGAACCCACGTGGGATTGTCTTGAAGCCCTCAGTACCGGTCATGTGTTTGTGTAAAGATCTTCGGCGTCGATTTTGTTTTACGTGATACCAGTCGTTTATCTGTCGTCTGGATTTACCTACACCAAAACCTACCTTCCACACCACCGCACCACTAGGCATCTTGTCCCATGGTTTGATAAACACTTTACATAGGTGTTTACCTACTCTAATGGTGGATGTCAGCGTGCGGCGGTGTGGTCTGTAAGTCATGATCGGCGGTAGAATCGACGGTTGTAGTTACCTTCCCACACAATGTTCAGCAAGCTGATTGGGAAAGGAGTATCTCCAATAATTTTAATAGTCAGGTTTTCGTTACGTTGGTAGATAGGTACGTCATGCGTAGCAGATGCAGCCAAGTTAACGTTGTTCAACACATAGGTGTTAGGCAGCGTAACGTTGACCACGTTGCTCCAGCTATCCCTACCAGTAATGTCAACCTTGTAAGTAACAGGACCGCTAAGCCCAGTAGATACCTTGATACGATGCAGGATCAAATCAGCCGTGCTATCAGCAATAGAACGTTGACCTTGTGTTTCTGTAGCGTACAGGGTAGGTAGCTCGACTTCCATATCATACACATATCCGATAACCAAATCACGTCCCCGGTAATCACCGTTTAGTGTTACTTGGTTGCTAGATATATCAGAATCTTCAAAATAGAACACAGAACCTTCGGCTTCACTGGTTGCAGAAATAGCGTCACCAATGTAAGTACCGATGGCTAGGACTGCTAGCTTCTTACCAGTGATGTGATCGAAAGGCAGCGTTACTGTAGTCTTCTTTGTTGAAGACGAGTAAGATCTATATGGATTGATGTTAAACATATCCAAACATACATCCGTCTTTTCACCCGTAGGCAACGTCAGATAACCTGATTCACTAGCTTGTGTTAGGTCATACGATGTCAGATATACGTTACTACCAGAGCTGGTCACAGCATAGTACGTAGTCTTATCAAAGAACTGCAACCGCAGGTCTCCAGTAAGCTTCCATTTGTACCAGGTCTGAACTCGGGTATCACCTTGAATAAAGAACCTGTGTTGATAAACAGTATCGCTACCAGCTTTGCCAAGTGAAATAATCGACATGGCTGGTGAGGACACCATCGTGTCAATATCACTAGGTACGTATTCAGGTACGTTTTGTGTAGCCTCATCAATCGATGCAGCAGATTCTTTCTGAATGTTAAGCATAACAAACAGCTTGCTGTATAGATTAGATTTACTAATAAATGCTTGAGCTGTACCGACAGCCACAGCGTCTACAGAAGGATCACATTCAAACGTACTAATAGTGTTAATTTTAGTTGTAGTAGGGCTTAGGACATCAGCGTCTGTAGAAAGTAAAAACTGTTCATTAGGACCAAACACAATCAAACCAACGCTGGTAGACAGTGTATAGTTCAACGAAACAGGACGTACAGAAGTAGCTTGAAGGTCAATAGGATCGTCAGCAGCGACCACCTGAGAGCTGTTAGCAAAGAAGTTAAAGTAATCACCAGCACGGCTCATGATCACAGCTTCGTTAGACAGCAATCCAAGACGGTTACGGTAGAAGAACATATTGTTGATCTTCTTACCAATAAAGCTAGGAATAGGGTTGGTGTCGTTATCACCTACCAACCGGTCACTCCAGTCTACAGGCTCGTATTTGAAAATACCATTAGCTTGACGCACGAGCTGGTGAGGCATGGTTGTCTCATCAATCTCAAATTTAAGACCAGGACCAATAGTCTCTTCCCATACACCAGGACCTCGTGCAGCACCGTTGCTAGTTTTAAATTCTACATATACATCGTCAGCATTTACGTCGTCACTGTTAGTAACTCTAACGATGTAACCGTTTTCACATTGATTAGGTAAACGTGACGCCAGGTTAATCTGATCTTGAAAGGCAAACAAACCTTCTTCAGAAGACGATCCAGAGGTAGAGATTGTAAATGCACTGGTGCCGCTGATATAAATACCAGGTCCAACCTGTGTTGCAGTTATACCACTCATACTGTTGATAGCTGTAGCTAGAGCAGCAGCAATACTACCCGCATCAGTTGTAGCACCTGATACTGTGTCAGGAGTGCTGTGTGTATTTACAGTGCTGTTAACAGTAACTTTATAATCTGCGTTATATGCAACAGTACGGATAACTACAAACGCTTCGTTTTGTTGAGCAGCAGATGTAGTAGACTTCATAGCCGCAGTCTTGTTTTTATTCAAGACAAACGTATAGTCGTTAATCGTAAGGATCTCGATGTCCTCAGGATCAGCATCCTTTAGGTATGCACCAGAAGGAATGTTAGAAGAACCGATATTACAATCTGTAACCTCACTATCGTAGTCACCTTTTTCAGTAGACTCAGTGGACACTGCGTTATTGTAGGCAGTCTGAGCTGTACCCATATTGGTCGTAGCTGTAGTCAGCTGACCAGAGGTATGTGTAGCAGCTACATCTTTTTCTACTTCATACACACGATAACCATCACGCTTGAACCACGGATAGTCATCTGTACGATCGTTACCTAAGGCATAGCCTGTAGGCATAGAAGCGCCTTTGGCAATAGACCCAGCGTTAGTGCCTGCATCTTTAACGATACGCTGACCGTTATCAATACGCTCAAGTACACCAGACTTTAGAGTCTCTTCGTAGTAACCGTTCTTGTACGTAACATCTACGTCAAACAGGTTTACCTTAGTAGCAGTTTGACCGTCGTTAGCTTTTTGAAAAGTAGACTGTGCTGTGTGTAGATCAGACAGCTCTGTGTCTGTAGTAGATTGAGCTGTATTATATGTATCTAGATCAGACTTAAGATTAGTGATGTTGCAACCACCAGGCTGTCCAGTAGCAGCAGTGGTACCCATGTCCACAGCACGAGGTTTTCCATCGATCAAACTCCAGATACGAAACTGTCCGTCAGTGGTGTCATACTGACAGACATATTTTTCATTTTCATCCCGAAGGATTGGAAACCAACGTCCACGTGCTTCGGCATTGTAAAGTTCTGCTTCAAATTTACCACCTGGTCGCTTGAGCAGTCCGAGCGCATAATCAGGGAAGACGTTAGAAGCTTCTCTAACTTGACCCGGAAACTTAAGTTTGTCAGGTTGCTGGGATACACCCAGAAGCAAGTTAGGAATCCTTTGGGAAATAGTACTCATCGTGCAAGTGCGTTATATGGTTGATAGTTGTTGTAGTAATTCTCACCATCACGCCAACCAAAGATAGTGTATTCACCTTGGTTACAGTCGTACTCAACTGCAGTGGCACGGGTCATGATTTCTTGTTCTTGCAGTAGTTGGCTAAGTTGTGCCTCACCAACTGTTTTGATTGCAGCCATACGTGCAGCACGGGCTACGATGTAGGCTTGGATTGGAGGCGGTACATCATCAAATTCATACAACCAGGTAATGTCTACCTTGATGTCCTTTTTAAATTTGTATGTGTGGTGGAGTCGGTCGTAGAGTTTTTTTCCACGTCGTACTACATCATAGTCATCACGATGTTCATGTTCGTTGGTATCGACTTGTAGTGCGTTGGTAGGATACAGGATCTCTTCAGTTGTAGAGTCTGGTTTGAGCGTGTATTGGCGCTCCTGGTTGAACATCCAACCTTCACTTTGGACCTGCTTGTTAACTTCTCGCAGGGTGGTAAGCACGATAGCAACCTCAGGGTTCTGAAGGTCAAGCGTGGTGACAGGAGCCTGTCCCACGGAGCTTAGGATTTGATTGACAGCATCCAGTTCGGTGGACGCAGCATAGGTGACAGGCATAGTAGTAATAATTAAAAAAAAGGGCTCCCGAAGGAACCCTTGTATAAGATCAAATAAAGATCAGAATGCGGCAGGCTTGGTAGCGGTGCCAGCAAACAGTTCCACACAAGCGGAAGGATTCAGGTAGTCAGCGCCCATGGCGAGACGACCCAAGATCACGTCACCCTGATAGATCACGGAGACGTCACCGCTGGTGACCTGGACCTGAGGTCCGATAGCTTCCACGCAAGCAGCACCTTCACGCTGGAAGATGAGGCCGCAGGAGTTTGCGAATTCGGTTTCTTCACCGTACTCGTTGTCGCCACCGATGCCGGAAACATCGTTAGCAGCGTCTTCCATATCAGCAGACACGAAAGAACCGGTGTTACCAGGATCGGTAGTACCAGGGTTCGTGGCAGAACCAGTACCATACTTGGTACCGTACTGACTGAAGAACGGAATGTTCATGGACTTGAAGATCTTGATACCGGCGATTTCGACGATACCTTGACCTTTCTGACGTGCAGTACCTTGCTCGTCACGGTTAATCAGACCGTTGTTACCGACCTCTTGGATCAGTGCATAGTACTGACGAGGGTTCAGAACGCCAACTCGGCCTTCCTGAGATACACCCTTTTCGTCCATTGCAGCTGCGGCGTCATAGAACGCGGACACCAGTGCAGTGGCAGAGTAAGCGTCAGAGGCGTTGGTAGAAGTACCAACACGCACCTGAGTACCACCGGGCTCAACGAAGTTGGTCTTGGTGATAGGAGATGCGGCACGTGCGCCACGAGTAATAGAACGGAAGATCAGGCGGTCATACTTCTCAGCGAGAGCATAGCCGATCTTACGTGAGATCTCAGAACGCAGGTCGTAGTGTGCGAGGGTCTCGTCAAGGTCATAGACGAAGGCGCTGGAGATCAGCAGGTCGTCAACCGTGACGGTTTTTTCGGCCACCGGCGGCGCACCGTCGGAGTTACCGAGGATTGCATTGCCAGGGGTATGATACTCA